ATTAAACGTGCTGCGTGAATATTGTGTTTTGGGTCAAATAGGTCTTTGTCGCTCTTTAGCCAACTAGACCATGCCTTACGACGACCTGCTCCAGTGTTGCCTATCATGTTAATTTGAAATAGGCCATAAGAATCGTCAGGTGGCTTTGTGTTGTGCTTAGTAGGTATCCAACGTGATTCACGGTGGGATATAGCCAACATTTTCCAAATGGCATCATCTGGAAAACCACGACGTTTTAAGATAACAGCAATATCACGTGGATTCATTGCTCCAGCAGGAACAGCATAATTACCATTACTACGTGTATTACCTTTTGAGCCTCGGTCAGTACGTGCATCTTGTCTACCAGCAGAACTGGTATCTGTACTCATGGCACTAACACCGTTTCCACTAAACGCAGCCATAGATTCAGCAAGACTCATATTTTGTCTGGTAACTGCTTCCATTGCCAACAATGCGTTTTCAGTAGTACTGTTTTGCCCTAGCGGACTAATTTCTCTAATGTCACCAAATGAACCAGGTGTGTATTTTGTAGTTGGGTCTGTTTCGGTTCCATATGGGGCACCTTGTTCTTCATACTGTCTTCTACTTGAAGGGTATGCTGTAGATTGAACGTGCCAAGGCTCACCAATTCGTGAAAATTCATCAAGACCATACTTGTTGGCGTTTGCCCGTAGCCAATCAATATCAGCCTTTGATTCAAAGGTAAGGTCAGCGGCAAGACCAATTTCGTGGTACGACAACCCTGGAGGAGCCGCTTTAGCAACACCAGGTTTCTTTTCCCAATATGAGCCTTCATAGTAAGTATCAGTTTGTTTATCTGTCTTAAAGTAGCGGCTTAGGAACATGCGCTTTTGTTCGTCTGGACTACGCAAAGTTCCACCAACACCAATACCTGGTCGGTCAGCAAGCAAACGGGCAAGAGGGTCACGAAGTACTGGCTTTAGTTTACTTATTAAGGATGTATCTTTTAATTTAGTAGTTGGCTTCTGTTCCGCAATACGTCCTGGGTTTGCTTCAGAGCCATGAGGGTCACCAAGCGTTCCAGCAACAGCACTGCCAACTCCAATTCCAGCCGCCATTCCCGCTGGACCACCAGCAGCAAATCCAATAGCACCGCCAAGAAATGGCAAGGCTTTAGCAAACAAGTTTCCACGAAGTGACGTACGTGTTCCAATAATTCCTTGCAAAGCGTCTTCAAACTTACCTAAAGCAGCGTTAACCTTTTGAAGGTTCTTTTCCATGTCAGCGTAATTGTCCGCTTGTCGCTTATACATCTGTTCTTCACGTGCAATACCAGTACGTTCAGTTTCAGCCTGTTGTGTAGCAAAGTTATCTTCAACGCCCATCAACTTTGTATGTTCACGGTTTGATGGGTCGTACATACCAGTACCACCCTTTTTCTTAAACTGAACATCTGATTTAGCGTAGTTTAAGATTTGATTTTGAAGGTCTTCACCTACGCCAGCCATTTCCAAACGTTGACGAACAACCGAACCTTGTTGCATACCACCTTTAAGGATTTCTTCATTAGACAATCCCAAGCGTTTAGTAAGGTCTTTAACTACCTGCATTTGGCTCTTTTGTTTACCACCAATGCCATACATGCTGGTGCCCGTCATCATAAACATACGGTTTACTACGTCTGCCGAACCCATCTGTTGCATAGAGTCAGCAATCTGACCAGTGCTCAAACCAAAACCACTGAGAGTCCGCATAGCCTCAACTGAGGAAGCGTTACCTTGAGCACTAATACCCGTACGTGCTTCTAATGAGAGAAGGTCATTAATACCATTAGCCCCAAGTCTGTACTTGGTCAATGGCATACGCATTTGATTGGATACTTGGTTTTGTGACAAACCAGTGGTTTGCTGGAGCATTACGCTAAGTTTGTCCGCTCCAATAGCGTACGCTTTGTTTCTATCTACACGGTCATCAATACGACTAATGACTTGCTCATTAATCATGTTAATTGCTGCTGCTACGGCGTTTGTTTTACCAAGTTGTTTACCACCTGTAAAACTCTTGTATATGTCAGTTATACCACCAAGCGTTCCACCTCCATCTCCACCGCCTCCTCCAAGACCGCCACCACCGCTTTGAAGTTGCTTAAGGATTTTTACAGCAGCGTCTGATTTTTCAGACATGGATGCAGCGGCTGGCATACCTTTGCTGGTGTCCATATAACTGCTACCCGATTTACCACTAACCTTGCCCATAGCAGTGGCTGCTTTATTGAGTTCAGCAGTAAGGTCTTTAGTGTCCTTAATTAAAGATTTAAAATTAGATTTAATCTTTTTAGTGTTATCGTTTAACTTTGTAAGTTCGTCATTGAGACCTTTAAGCATTTGAAGGTCAACACTAAGACGAGAGTTAACGGTGGAGTTACCTACTCCAGATGCGGCACGGCCTTCTTCAGGGCTTCCTCCTTGCCCTGCAAATGCACCATCACCAAGACTTGCTTCCATACTCTGCCTTTATGAATTAGAGTTACGCCAACTAGCCATTTTGTACCAAAAGGCTCTTTGGCGTACTGTCATAGTCTTGATTTCCTCAAGACCAAAACCTCCGTACGCAGAGGCAATCATGTCGTATTCCCAGTATGTTTGGATTAAGTTATCCAAATAGAAGTGAGACCCAATCTAATGCTAGAACAATATTAGCATTACAGTGAGCGCATTGGGTCTTCACCTCCTCCATACGAGGCCCTGGTTGTGCTGAAAGAAGTACTTTAACCAACTTGTTACGGTCAGCCAAAGAAAGCCCACGTGCCCACGCCTCTGCTTTTGTGGGGTTCTTATCATCCAGCACTGCACAGCGAGCCAACATAATGGTGTTTTGCTCTGCTGTTGTTTTTGCCTTTTTAGACACTGCCTGACTATCAGCCCCAGTAGGGTAAGACAGTTCTACGACTGTTCCGTTTTTCAATGTGACGGACATGTTCTTATGGATATCGTCTTTTGCCCCATCAATTGGGAAGTCTTTTTCTAGGTCAACAGTAATGCTGTTTTTACCATCACACTCACGGCAAGTTACGTCAAATTCACGGTAACGCCCATATGTGGCTTTAATAATTCCCATGAACAGTACGTCACGGTCACCGATGATAAGTTTGTCAACAATCTCAACGTTGTCAGCAACTTCAATTTCCCCAATTTTTACAACGGCTCGTTTAAGAAGTTGCGACATATATTCAGAATATGTTACGTCGTTACGAACGTCATAAGCCGACAATGCTTCTTCATCTGCTCCAGTTAGTTCCCTAACTGTTGCAATGGTTTGCCATGCGTCAGAATTGGGCATAAGTAAACCACGAAGAAGTTCAACTTTGACGCTTCCTGGTTGGTCAACACGAGGCGCAGGGTCACTGAGGATTGCGTTGTTTGCTGAGGCTGCTTGTGCAGCAAGGTCTGTAGACATGTAATGCTCCTAATTGTAAATTGTTTTAAATTATGCGGTAACTGAAATTCCTGGAACCAATGCTTGAATCTGTTGTGGGGTTACACCAATTTGGAAACCTTCATGGTGAATTGTCATCTGCTGGATAAGGATACCATTGTCTCCAGCGTTCAAACCGTTCATTGCAAAAACGCCAGGCCAGCAGTTAAACAACTTAAATGCTAAACGAACGTTACCAGGCTTAACGCTTCCTGCGTTTGGTGCCATATCTTGGTTCAAGTATGAAACGCCCGTACGGGTGTATGGGTGGTCATAAACCAATGCAGTAATGGTGCAACGATAATCGTTACTACCAGCGTCTTCGCTCAAACCAGTGGAACCGTTTGGAATACCTTGGTTCCATGCGTGAATGAACTGTTGCCATGCCCACATGCCACCGTCACCCTGTTCCTGACCGTTGTCCATAGCAAAAACGCCACGTGAGAACGACACAGGTGGGAAGTCAGACTGACCAACCATCTTATGTGGGTGAGTGTTCATACCACCTTCACGGTAGGCAATGAGTTCGTTGGTTACGCTCAATCCTGACATTTCAGCAAAGCCCAAACGTGGAAGGTTTGGTGCAAGGGTTGCAAGGTTGCCCGTAGGCTCAATCATAATTTTAAACTTAAAGTTACGTAGAGGGTCGGTGCGTTGTGCTAAAGCCATTATTTACTCCTTAAAGGTTTTCTGTGTATGATGAGCCACCAGTGAACTGGCTAACTTCAACAACGATGAATTCGGCAGGTGTTTGCAATGCCACACCAATTTGAACGTGTACTTCGCCATTTTCTACTGAGGTTGCTGTATTGTTTG